ACAGAATTAATTGCTATGAGAGGGGTCTCTGTAAGTTGTACAAAGTGTTCATTATAGTCTACATTAAAAGTTTCTGTTTTTGCAGAACTAACAAAGTCTACAAAAGTATTATTACAATAAGTTTTTACTAATTGACTTACAGATTCACATAATGCGGCAATTCTAGTATCTTGGTTGGTACTAGTAATTCCCGTCATTGTTTTATAAATTGAAGTACTAATTAAATTTGCCATATTCTATAAGTCCATTAGTAAAAACTTGGGGGAGGCGAACCTCCCCGAAGTTTAAAAGTATTACTACTATTATGCTGCGTCGTAGATGACTTGTACAGAAGGATAGTTTGAAGCGTATCCACCAACCAATTCTTGGAAACCAAGAGACTGGCTAGCAACAAGATCAGTACGCTGATTAACAACTGAGTAGTCAGTTTCAATCGAAACGCCTTTCAAGCGTGGGATAACGTAGTTACGAGTGTTAACGATTTGGAAAACAGTCTTGTTATCAGCACGAGTGAATAGATCAGTAACAATTACTGGCATGCCGTAGATAGAACCTACAACACCATTTACTTTAGTAGACAGATCGCCTACTTGACTCACGTCAGCAAAAGCAGTATCTTGCATTAGCTCGTAGTAAGTTGAAGTACCAACGATAACCGCTAGATCGCTAGGGTTAACACCGTATTTACCCATTTGGGTACGACCTTTAGTTACTTCAAGAGCAGTAAGAATTTCGCCTGCTGTGTTGTGAGAGAAGTCAGTTACCGCAAGACCGCCAAGTGCTGATACGTCTTGAGCTAGTGGAGTACCACCTTGCTCTGTACCATTTGAACCGGCAAGACCTGAGATAGCAGGTGAAGAGTTACCAAACAGACACATTTTATCTTTAGCACGTGCGTGAGCGCGAGCCATAGCACTTTGAATCATAGGCAATACAGCAACAACAGTTTGCTCGTCTGTATCGTTAGTGATGTTAGTACCAGAGATCAAACGGTGAGCTTTAAGTACAACTTGACCAATGTTGAAAGCATTACCAGTTGCAGCAGTACCGTTAGTGTTATCTTCCAAGAAACCAGCATCATCAGCTGCACCTGCACTTGAGAAGTGAGCAGCTTCAGAGTCTGGATTTACTGGCAATACAGTAGCACCAGAGCTTACTGCGATTTCGCGGAAAAGACCAGCAACTTGCTGCTCTTGAAGTACTTCTTGTTCAAAAGCATTGCTAACAGAGATATCTAAAGAAACACTTGGAGTGATCGCAGTGATATCCATAGATGCTTTTTCAAGTACGCTCTTAGCGAAGTCAGTGTCCATACCTTTACGAGTAATTTTACCCAGGATATGAGCAGAAAGAAGTTGCTTCTCAATTTCGCCTTGAGTAAGAGTACCACGACCAGTAAAGTCGCGCTTGCTGTTACGCATAGCTTCTAGTTCAGCACCTTTTTCTTCAAGGTCTTTTTGATATTTAGCAACGATAGCAGCGTGATCAGCATCTTTAGCTTCAAACTCTTTTTGCATATCGGCTTCTAGTTTTTCAACACCAGTCTTAACACCGGTTTCGATGCTTGACTTGATTGATTTGGCTTCTAAAGCTTTAGCTTCAGCAGCTTCTACCTCTGCTTGAGCAGCGGCTTTTTCTTCGGCTTGTTTCATTGCGATTTTAGCAGCAGTTTCATCAGCTACTTTCTTAGCAAATGCTTCCAAGTCGATTTCCGGAGTTTTAGTTTCTTCGGACATTTTTGTCTCCTTTATAGTGGATTTCTCCACTTGCTTAGGTGCGTCACTAACCACTTTTGATTCCTTTGAATCATCTTTGGTCAGAGACTGACCCGTTAGATCGACACGATTGGTGAAAGTTTTCTTGAATTCATTGTACTCTTCTTCCGAGTCAAATGATTTCGCGAGCGAAAAAGTAGCTGCTTGATTGCAAGGTACCGAAACAACCGATACTTCAAACAACTCAGCATCCTTAATCATTAATCCGTCAGTTTCTTTGATGTAATCAGCATCCTTGACTTTGAAACCAACGGAAAAGGCTCCAAGGACACCGTCTTTAACTAGTTCACAGACCGCTGCAGGCGCAGATTTACTAATCTTTGCTTCAAGCTCTAGCCCATTCTCTGTTACTTTTACTCCTGTAGCACGACCAATAGGTTTATCATAGTCGTGATTGAATAAAATTACAGGATTATTGTGAAAATTATCCAAACCACCCTTTGTCCAGGCTTCGGCTGCAATTACATCCCCTGCTCGGTCAGAATGATTAGTACTCGCCATACCTCGAATCATTACGCTGCCATCTTCATTTGCATGAGACTTAAACGTTGAGGCCATATGTAGTATCTTATTCATAAGTTTTCTCTGTAGTACTTGCCCTGAGTGCTTCCAAAGGGTCTTTTTCTTCAGGCTCTACCTCAACCTTCGGTTGAGCTAGTTCCCAATATTCTGGGTGGTTTTCTTTTATATATTTAAGAACAATAGGCCATCCTCCTACTTTCTTCTGTACTAGCACTGCGGAATAAGGTTTGTTTCCATCTCTTTTAAAGTGCTCGTGACTTTTTGGCAATCCGTGCTCTGCAAAATACTGTGCCAAAACACCTACCATTCTTCTGTTATACATCTTCCTCTTCCTGTGGCGGACGTCCGCCTTCATCTGGGTTTGCTGCTGAACCTGCAATATTTGCAGGAACTCGTATATCTTCAGCCTCTTCTCTAGCATCATATCCTAGTGCTTCACGAGCTTCGTTAGGGCTAATAATTCCGCCATTTACTAAGGCAGAGTAGTATGCTGCACTGTCTCGTAGTTCTGGTTGTAGTGCTGGAACATTTGTTACATCCTCTACAATCTCAAAGCCAAAAAATCTAGAAAATGCTGAATTTAGTTTTGCTATAATTGGTAGCACAGTTTCCAAATAGTAGAGTCTCATATTTGGACGAATATTTGCATTGTTACCTGAGTCTAAAAGAATTGGAGGTACTCCGATTGCTTTTAGTATAATTTTTTCATTATCAGCGATAGAGGACTGAAAGTCTAAGTCCTTAAAGTTTACATTTGAAATTTTATCTAACTCAATACCACCATCTAGTATTAAAGGTCTACGACCTCCTGTATCTGGTCTGTATCGAGTTTGCCAAGATACCATCATACGCTCTTTAATTTTATCTGAAAGAGTGTTTGGTGATTTAAGTACTAAACCTGGTACTGCTCCATTTTTAAAAAAGTTATCTTGAAACTCTCTCATTCTAGTAATGAGCTGCATAGTTCTAACTGCAGGCTTAAGTCTAGAAACTCCTCGATACACATCATAAAAAGAATTATCTTTGATATGTATAATTTCTTCTGGAGAGTAGTCTATCTCATTATAAGTATATTTTTCAATATAAGTTTTCTTATCGCCATGAATTACTACTTTATCTGCAGGAAGATGGTACAGGTGCGCACCATCATAGTATACAAATACATTCCCATCAAGTAAAAAATCAGTAATAAGATTACGTCTAAAAGTATTTATATCTTGGAATAAGTTTGGCTCTTTTGTAAGCAGAGTCTCTACCTTCACTCTTCTAATTCCCTTTACAATTCCAGGAACAGTAAAAGGTTTAACAGTAGTATTTACACCTGCTGTATCATCTACAACAAGGTTTACAGCTCTATTTACAATTTCTAAATTTTCATAGTAGTGCTGATAGTTTGCGGTATACTCTCTTGAAGATTCAATTTGGCTGCCGATATACTGCTGCCCAGGGTTTAGTTTTTCCTCCTCAGCGTCTACAGGTTTTGTACCAAATAAATTATTATACCAAGCCATGTTTTTCTCTTTGAATCTCTACCCAGCGCATTTGCTTTTTTGCTGTTGTCAGCGCAGGATCTTTACCGTAAATTGAGTGAAGTTTTAAGTGATGCTTGTGACACAAAGTAACTGTGTGGTCGTATAGCTCAGCATGATGTTCTTCTATAAAATCTTCCCGAAGTGCTTGTATATACTCAGGATTGTGATTGTTATCTTTTAACCATTTGTTCAACAAAGGAGTCAGACTGTAAAAATGGTGAAAGTCTAGCTGCTCTGTTGCTCCACAAATTCTGCAAGAGGAACCCTTCTCATACTTAGATTTTGCCTTATCTCGTACATACTTTACATAATCACGTTTTAACTTAGGCATTTTCCTTTGGTTCCTTATTTTTTATCTAAAGAATTATATCGACTTTAAGCTAACTTGTCAAACATTATTTTTGAGTTGGTATCGCTAGAAGGATATATTTGAGGTTTGGAATGAGTATAGTGCGTAGCGCAACGCATCTGCCATGTGAGATGCCATGTTGTGCTTCGGTTTTTCCTTCATAAGATTTGGGTTAGGATCCCACTGATACGCATCTAAACAACTCATGGATTCTTTGGCTTCTTGATCAACAAAGAGGATGTCATTATCGACAATCCCTGACACATGTCCAATTCCGTCAAGTACGGACTTCTTAGCGTTGATGGTGGAAATGTCGTAGTTCTGCGCGAAATCATACCTTGTTTGTTGAGCTGCGCTGTCAATATAAATGTAATCAATATCCCAGCGATCAATGAGCTTTTGTATCTCGGTAGCATGCTGTTCAGTAGTTCT